GTAAAATTATGAGAGTTGTGAATACACTAGGAGACACATCAAGATTAATTTCTAGGTCAATAGAAGGAGTAACTTCAAAGGCAACAGCTATAGTTGAAAATGAAGTACGATACACATTAGACTCTATATCAGTTGTTGAATTTACATTAAATGAAGAATCTATAGAAGGAACTTTTGTTATAGGAGAAACAGTAAAAGGAACCGAAAAAGATGATGATGATATTTTTATTACAGGAGAAATTACTGGTATACCTATTGCAAAAAATATTATAGCTGATGGTGCTTTTGAAACTGTAAATGAACAAGCTGTTATAACAGGTGGAGGTTCAGGAGCTGTTGTGCAAATTAAATCTTTAAATTCAGGTTCTATACAAGGAGATATTATAGATCAAGGCGGTGTAAATTACAATGTAGGAGATGAATTAGTTTTTAATAATGCAAACACAAATGGTGGAGGTGCAGCAGGATTTATTGCCGTTGTAAATGGTGGTGTTTTAAACGAAGATGATTCAGGAGATCATATATTATTAGAAACAGATACACTATTAGGAGATACTTATGCCGGTTCTCAAATGATGCAGGAATCTGGTACAGGTGTAAAAGATGTAACAAAAATTTATTTATACAATAAAGGTTCAGGATATACTTCATTGCCTTCATGTACAATCTCATCACTAACAGGAACAGGCGCTTCAGTAAAATTATTTGGAGCAGATATAGGTAGAATAAAAGATTTAAGTATAATTGAATCTGGTATAAATCATCAATTAGCTCCTACGCCTCCAGTTTTAACATTTACAAAAAAAGTAATTCTTACACAAATTCTAGGCACTGGTTTTGTACCTGATGAAAATGTAAATATAACTGGTGGAATAACGGGAATAGTTAGAAGTTGGACTCCAAGTTTAGGATTATTAAGATTACGTAATGTAAGTTCTAATATTGTAGTAGGCGATGGAACAAAAACTGTTACAGGTGTTTTGTCAAATACACAAGGAACAATTAAAGTTTCAACTAATGCTTCGGCTACATTGACTGTTGGAGCTGTAGGAGATAATGAAGGAAGATTTGTAAATGAAGATGGATTTATTTCTGAAAATACAATCAAAATACAAGATAGTTTATACTATCAAGATTTTTCTTATGTAATTAAAGTAGGTCGTTCTATCGTAGATTGGCGAGATGATTTTAAAAAAACAATGCATACAGCAGGATTTTATTTAGCTGGACAAGTTAATATAGAAAGTGTGATAAATGCTCAAATATCAACACCTCTAACTGGTGCTATTTCCGGCGTAGTAGATGCTCCTTTATTTGCAATCATTAATACTTTATTCTCAACTGTATTTGGTAGACGTTTAGGAACAAATAGTGATGGAACAACATTAAGAGCTAATGCACAACTAGGAGTGTCTGCTGATTTTAACCAATCAACAGTATCTAATTTTAGTAATACAACAAGAGATGTAACGTTAAGTAGATTGCCTATCAATATTGCTTACACATCAAGACCTAGAGGAATATTTAATAACGTGAACATAGCTCAAGGATTTGTATATGCAGGACCAAGATATGGTACAATTAATAGAGAAGTAATTAGAACATTTGTACGACAACCAGGAACAAATTATTCGTTTGAAGAATTAAGTAAAAATGTAACATTCGGTACAAGATCATCTTTAGATGGCGTAGATAATACTTTAGCATTCACAGCTACTGATTTAGGTAGGTTTATGAAAACAAAATTAACAATACCTTGTGAAGTCTTTTTAATAACTCCTGACAATTCTTTTGATAACACTTTAACTTTCTTTGATAGTGATACTGAAACTTTTGATGATACAACACCTTAATATATGTATAAATATAAGAAAAGATTAATCAATGGCTAAACAAACTCTTAATTTAGGTTCTGTACAAAACGATGGAACAGGTACAAACTTACGTGCCGGCGGTACAATTATAAACGCTAACTTTAATGAAATTTATACGGCTCTTGGTAATGGTACCAATCTTATAATTCCTTCTTTTCTTACAAAATTTTCTGATGATACATCTACTCAAGCGACTATTAACTTAGGACAAACATTAAGAATTTTAGGTGGAACAGGAACAACATCTACAATATCAGGAAATACTTTAACGATAGATATTGATAATACTGTAGCCACACTTACAGGCGCTCAATCTTTTACAAATAAAAATATAAGCGGAACTTTAAATACAATATCAGCTATAGCTAATGGCTCTTTAACAAATTCAACCATTAGTGTAAGAGATGAATCTTCAACAGCAATTTCTATAGCATTAGGTGGAACTTTAAAAATTAGAGGAGGAGCAGGTGTAACAACTTTAGTTTCTGATGGAGATACTGTTAATATTAATTTAGATGGAGAAATTGTAACGGAAACTTCTTCAGATACTTTAACTAATAAAAGTATAAGTGGTTCTACAAACACACTATCAAATATTGCCAATTCTTCTTTAACAAATTCTTCTACAAAATTTGTAGATACAACATCTACAGTAGCTACTATACCTTTAGGACAAACATTAAAAATTTTAGGAAGTGGTGGTGTAACTTCAATCATTTCAGGCAATACACTTACTATTGGAGCAAGTTCTGTACCAAATGCTTCTTTAGCCAATTCAACAGTATTAATAGGTGGCAACACTATCACATTAGGTGCAGCTGCTACTACTTCTATTTCTAATCTTTCACTAACGGGAACAGGAGTAATTAATACTACAGGCAGTCAAAATAAAATAAGACAAAATTTTACAGGTTCAACTGCAACTTTAATAGCCAACGTAACATATAATCCAACAACTTACCAAGGAGCTTTTGCTGTACCAGACGGAACTGCTAAAGCATTTTTTGCTGACAGTGGTGGTTGGAATGAAATTGTTTCTGAAAACTCTAGTATTAATATATTATCAGATGTTGATACATCAACGAATGCTCCTTTATCTGGAATGGATTTAGTATGGAACAGTACAAGTGCTAAATTTGTACCAGGCGCAGGAGATTCTATTAAAACGGCCGCATTGATAGACGTAACAGTTTCAGGTTCAGCTTCATATCTATTCAACTCACATTATTCAGGAAACAATCCTACTTTATATTTTAAACCAGGACACACTTACGCTTTTAAATTAGATGTTACAGCATCACATCCTTTTCATTTACAAACAGTTGCTGGAGCATACAGTGCAGGTGATGCTTACTCAACAGGATTAACACATATAGCATTAACTGGTGCAGTAACAACTGGCTCTGCTGCTTTACTTAAAAATTCAGGTACTTTATATTACGAAGTTCCTTCTAATTTAAGCACAACAATATATTATGTATGTCAAAACCATTCAATGATGAATGGTAAAATAATTATAGGAAATATAACAGAAACGGCCACAGGAGATGGTACAACTACAACACTAACAATCAATAGTGGTAGAAATGTAAATGATTTACTAGTTTTTGTTAATGGTTCTTGTTTAAGACCAACAACAGATTATACTATATCAGGAACAACATTGACTTTCGCAACAGCACCAGCAGGTTCGGCAGCTATTATAGTAAGGTACTTATAAAAATGTCGTATAAATATAACAAAAGAAACTAAAAACTATGCCAGCAATTATAACAAATAAATTTAGAATCAACAACGCTGAACAATTTAGCGAGTCATTTTCAGAAGCATCACCAGAAACTTATTACCTAGGTATTGGTAGACCTCAATCGTGGGCTACACAAACAAGAGGCGATTTAAGAACAGATAATCAAGGCACAGATTCAGCAGCAATAACTCCTTCAGATAGTCCACAAGAAGAATTTTACACATTTAATGATTTATTAGCTATTAAAAAAATAGCAACTTCTGATATTGCTTTTGTAATACCACGAAGAAACTGGACTACAACTACAGTTTACGATTATTACAGACACGACTATGGCACAAGAATTACAGGAACAACTAATACACAAACTGCTTATAGTACAGCTACTACTTTATTTGATGCAAGTTTTTACGTTGTTACATCAGTAAGAAATGTTTATAAGTGTTTAGATAATAATAACAATGCACAATCAACAATTGAACCAACAGGTACTTCAACAGCTGTATTAACCACAGGAGATGGTTATAAGTGGAAATATATGTACACTTTATCTTCAACACAACAAGCTAATTTTTTATCTACAGATTACATGGCAGTAGAAACAAATTCTACAGTATCATCTGCTGCTGTTAACGGTTCTATAAATGTTGTAAAAATTAAATCAACAGGAACAGGTGGAACAAACGGAACATTTACAAATATACCTATAAGAGGAGATGGCACAAGCGGAACAGTAACAGTAGTTGTAGCATCAGGTATTATATCATCAGTAACAGTAACAAATGCAGGTACAAATTACACTTTTGGTTACATAAGAAATGCGGATATTGTTACAGCAGGATCAACAAATTTAATAAATTCAGAATTAGATGTTATTATATCACCAAAAGGTGGACATGGATTTAATGCCGTATCAGAACTAGGTGGTTTCTTTGTAATGTTAAATATAAGTTTAGAAGGAACAGAATCAGCAAGCACAGGCGATTTTACAGCAGAAAACGATTTTAGAAAAATAGTTTTAATAAGAAATCCTTTTTCAGGCGGTACTTTAGCCACAGCAAATACTTTGAGAGGTACAAAAGCAATTAGAATTGCAGCTTCTCCTACACCAGGAACTTTTTTAACTGATGAAACAATAACTCAAACATCAACTGGAGCTACAGGTAAAGTTGTTGAATGGGATTCAGCAAACAGAATTTTACATTACATACAAACAAGATTTAATAGTGAAGGTTTAGATTCTAATGGTAATTTAACGGCTTTTAGTGGTACAAATATAATTACAGGATCAACTTCAGCCGCTACAGCTACTCCTAGTGCAGTAGCAAGTGAAACAGCGGATCAAATAACATTTACAAATGGTTATAGAGGTGCAGAAGTAGATATACATAAAGGTGATGTTTTATATATTGAAAATAGAGCGCCAATAACAAGGGCCGCAGATCAGACGGAAAATATTAAATTAGTAATTGAGTTT